TTGCACATCATCAAAATCAGCATCAAAACAATCAATCTTTAAATTATTGGTTTTGAACAAGTCGCTCTCATTGCAAGCATTTAAAAATTGAACGCCGCCATTATAGTCACCAACTATGCAAACAATATTGAAGTTAGTCAAGAGATAATAAAAATAAAAAATATGATCTTTGAGTCTTGTGCCTGAAATCGCATAACTATGAACAACTGTTCCCGTGCGTTTTTCTTTATTCAATTTGATCACATGCATACCAAAGTCGTCAGAGCTTTCGCTTTCCGACCAAGAAGGGTCAAAAGATAAAATATATTCATCATTTGGTTCTCCAGCAACTTCCACACACTGTCCTTGACCATCTTCAATTGTGCAAGCTGCCATTTTACTCACTTTAAAGTATCCGCTTGAATCATCAGTGAATATGGAACCAAACTCTCGATCAAACTGAGACTGGCTCATGGTTGATTTTGCTTGCTGAATCAAAGATTGGTCATACAATTGTGTTGGGGCGCAATCGTAACTTAAATGCATGATGACTCGGTGCGCAACGTCGCTTTTCTCAGGATTGAGAATTAAGTGTTCATATTGCTGATATAATTTATATAAATACTCGAATTTATAAGAAGCAGAAGAGAGTCCAATGATTTTATTATTTGGCCATTGAGTTCTTTCATCTTCAGTCATCTTTCCCGCTTCAATCATTTGCGTTTCCAAGTTATAGATTTCTTGGCGCTCTGTGGGATTTTCCACGACAGAAAGGAACGGCACAATAACTTCATTATAGATTCTTTCGGGCATGAGCAAAAACTCATCAATAATCATTCTTTGGAAGCGAAAGCCGCGAAGCTTTTCGCCATCGCCAAGAGGCAGCGCAGTGATTTTGCTTCTGCCGATTTCCATAACCCATTGATCGTTGGTTTTAGAAACTCTTGTAACTGCCTCTGCAAACATAGAGGCTTTTGGCGTTTTCATAATGTCTTCAATTTTATTGAAGATCATGCGGCTTTGACGAAAGCTTTTGGAAATGATGCCAATATGCACTCCTTGGTGCAGAACAGCGTCTAAAGCAGCAAACAAGCCAGTTGTGAAGCTTTTACTCTGACCACGGCTCCACACGCCCAAAAAGTAATCTGTAAGCATCATGGCTTTGATTGCCATGTGCTGAAACGGAAAGAGTTTAATGCCTGTTAGCAATTCACAAGTAAAAGAAGGGTTCTCTTTTAAGAATTTATATAAAAGAATTTTGGCCTCTCTTTCTTCCAAGAAATCTTTGGAATCAAGAATCTCTTGATTAATATTCAAAAAGTGTTTGCGCCTTTTTTGATTTCCTTCAATCCAAGCCATTTAATAATCCTCCGTTAATATAAAATTGCAAGTCCACGTTCCAAAGTTTTTTACCATGAACCAGAAGCAATGGAATCAGTTTTTCACTATTTTTTCTGTTGCTAGTCATGATGAATTGACAGCAATCTCTAAATTCTATTTGCAAAGCTCTCATATTATGGTAGATGTAAGCAAGATTGCTTTTATGAGAGTTTTTGCCATTATTTTTTTCGATTTGTTGAAAATCGCTTTCAACCACCACAAAGATGTAAGATTCCTGCTCACGCGCACGCGAGAGTTCTCGCTTGAATCTTTCCAAATTCTCTTCGCTAAGGGTAGATTTAAAATCCGATTCTGATTTCCTATCCACAAAAGTATAATTAAAATACTTTGGCTCAACACCATAATCGCCCAAATCCAGCTTCATCACTTCTTGATTGGGAAAAGAAAGCGGTTGCTGCTCTCGCGTATCAATAAAAATTTTTGGATTTGGATTGGCCAAACATTCCTTGGGAAACTTGCCGCTAAACATTAATTTTGAGCCGCAGCTTTCTGCTGCTGCGGAGTAGCTGCCAAAAAACTTTTTAAAAACCGAAATTTTTGGCGCACCATAACTGTTCAATATAACTTCACACGGAGCTAAACCCTCTTTTGATTTGGAGCATAGCATGTCTAATAAGATCATGCAAGTTCCCAAATCTTTTGGATACTGTTTATTAAAAAACTCATCCTGATTCTCACTATTGAGAAAGTAAGTTTGAAAATACTGCTCTTTGTTTTTAAAAGGCAGCAAATCTCCAGTGAGCAAGTCTTTGCGCCTAAAATGCTTTACATAATAATCATGCAAGAACATATCATGCTTTTTAATGTGAGCATGAAGACTGCGTTCGCTATCGAACTCTTGTTGACATTCTAAACAATTAAATGACATCTTCTTTACTAATTCCCAGGACACGCGCTTTCCACTCTCCCATGCTTTCTAAGCGGTTTGCTTCTTCGCTCACCATCTTCTTTTGCATCTCTGCGATTTTCACCATGTTCTTGCGCTCTTCTTCGTCTTGAAATAATTGAACCAAGGAAATAATTGATGCGTTTTCCTTGTATTTATTTTTCATTCTTTCGGCGCGATCACCTTGCAGCTTTTTTGTCAAGTTTTCAATGCGCCCTTCGCATTGGTGATATTCGCTAGACTTAGCCTTGATGATTTCGGCCAAACGAACAGTCATATCTTCTTGATCATTGATCTCATCAAACTGTTCATTAAGTTTGTTTAAATGTTTGCCGATGACTTCCAAGTTGATGATTTCTTTGCAAACATTCATGTAAAGATTTAATTCGTCAGAAGAGAGGTCTGGCTTGTCCCAAGTCAAACGAATAAACTCTTCTTCAAAAAGAACACGGTCTTTTTGAGATAGATAATTATTCATGATGGTCACGAAGCGAGAATTAGATAAATTAACAGCTAGTTTATCAATACAGATTTTGTATTGGCGCGAAAGTTTTGTTTCGTCCAAAGTCAAGCCTGTTGCGTCATTAACTTTCTTTAAAACGCGGCTAAAAGCTTTGGGTGGGATATATTCAGTGAGAAGCGCAGACTCGGCATTGCCAACCAAGTCTGGATTCACAGAGCGCACATAATCCAATACCGCTCTTTGCTCCATGCCAAGCTTTTTAACTTCTCGATCTTGGAAAATTAGCTCAGCGATGCGAAACGTGGATGTTCCAGCTTGGGTTTGCAAAAGAGCAAATTCTTTTTGGGCATCAGTTAATTCAATGCTTTCGTTTTTTTCTTTCTTTGTAGTTGTGAAAGAGTAATTATTATCAATTAAAAATTGCCTGACTAAACGACCCTCCTTCTTTCTGCCGTCAAGAGACTGATCATTGAAGCATCGTTTTGTTAACTCATTTAAATCAGTAATGGTTAAGTAATTTTGGCGGATAAAATCTTTTTGCTCTTCTGTGAGGGCGTTCATAGAATATCTTTATTTTTTAAGATTTCAATAGCTTTATCTCTAAAAAGCTTTTTGAGATTTTTGATTTGTTTGTAACCGATTTTACGGTTTTTTTCGCTGCTGCGGTAGCCTAAGAATTTGGCAACATCCTCATCTGTTTTCTTCTCAAAGAAAAGCATTTCATAAGCGCGAAAATAGTTTTCAGACAAGACCTTTTTCATTTCTTTATTAAGCAGGTCAATGGACTGAGAAAAATCCACTTGATCCCATGAGATTTCTTCAACCTCTCTTGAGTGGTTCTCTAATTCCAAAGGGAGCTTGATGTTGTAACCGTGCTTCTTGCTTTTTTCCCAAATAGCGTATTTCTCGCAGGACGAGTCTTGATTGCCGCTGATATTTAACGCACAAAATTCATCGCCCAAATTGTATGGGCAGTTCATGCACGGCTTCACATAGTTTGTGTAATTATTGCGAATCAGATTGCGAATCTGATTAGTGATGATTCTGGACAGCCAAGGTTCGAGAGCTTTAGACTGATCCCACATGTGCCATTTTTTAAAAACATGCAATTTAATAATCTGTTCAACGTCTTCAAAAGACATCCATTTTAATACGTTAAGCTGCCATTTGTTTCGGCGCTTTCGTATTTCAACTTCAATGATGGGTAGTTTTTCCTCGAAAAGAATTTTTTTACGTCTTGGCATGTTTGTCTTTTAGTTGGTCTAAAGACATTGGACGATTTCTTCGAGAGAATGTTTTTGGTTGCCCAAAAAGCTCACCTAATTGATAGCTTCTATTGCCAGATTCTTCTTCAATATCATAAGCCAAAGATTGCAAGGATGGGACTTCATTCGAGCTTGAAAATTCTTCCGAACCTTCTTCTTCAAAATCTTGCTCCTCTCTTTGGCGAGAGGCAACCTTTTTAGATGCGGAGGCATTTAATGGGTTACCGCATTTTCCGCAAAAATTTGGCGGAGAAACTGTGTAAGTCATTTTATTGCCACAGTTAGTACAGAATGAAAAAGCCATGTTATTTAGATTTAAGTTCTTTTTTGATTTCGTCAGTGTCTCGCTTTATATATTCAAGCTTAGTATTGATCAATTCAACTATTGATTGAACTTTTTGATCAAGCATTTTATTTTTCGATTCAACTTCGAGCACTTTCTCATCAAGAACTTTTAAATCCACAACGGACGCATAATTACTATTAAGCCACAGAACTAGAACGCCGACCACTACTAAAATAGTGCTTTTAATGGCCTCAAACCAATCAAGGCTAATTTTAGATAGTGGAGCTTTCTCTGGCATAATTTAAATTACACTTTTTTATCCATGCTTTCAATCTTTTCAATGATAAATTTAAGAATTTCGCTGCGGAAGATGTCTGACTTGTCAAATTTAAAAACGTGAATTCCTTGGGCGCGACTTTCTTCGTTATCGAAACATTCTAAAAATTGAGAAAATCCACTATTGCGAATATCACTCTGCATTAAATCTCCCGAAAAGAACATTCTAGAGTTTTCGCCGATTCTAGTAATTAGAGTGGTTAATTCTTTTTTTGAGAAATTTTGACACTCATCACAAGCAATAATTTTGTTTTGCCAGCTTGAACCTCGAACGAAATTTACAGGCAGGGCGCTAATGACGCCATCTTTGCGCAAAGAAACCATTGTTGGCGCAGTAATGATTTCGTCCATCTTATCCTCCAAAGGAAGCAAGAAAGGGAGAAACTTCTCATCCACTGTGCCTGGCAAACTGCCCAAACCTTTGTCGCCGCTCTCAGCAATGCTGCGCACATAGATCAACTCAAGCTCTTTATTTGTCGCTAAAAGATTGAGAGCGGAATAAACGCTCATGTAAGTCTTTGCTGTTCCTGCTGGCCCCGCAATAAACACTATTTTTGTTTCGGGGTTTAAACAAATATCTAGTAACTGCTTTTGTTTTTCGGAAAATTTAAATTTGCGCTGTTTGAACTCGATTTTTCGTTCCATCGAGCCAATCTCAATGGAACCCTCTGAAGACTTTTTGGATTTTGCCATTCAGATTATATTACACTCTAATAAATGTTTTCTCTAATAGTTACTGAGCCATTTAAAGAATTTCCCTGCTGCTGAGTAAGAGATTGGCTGGTGATTTTGCCGCTCACATCAATCGAGAAAACATAGTCTTGTCTAGGATTAAAAGAAGTTCCAGTGATAAAATATCGGAACGGCGAAAATCTAAAGCTCACAAGAGAACCGTCGCCGCTGCCATTAAAATCAATAATCTCGCCCACGTTCTCTCCCTCAATTGTGACTGTCCGCTCAACGCTGTTTAGCAATACTCTCTCTGGTGTTTTATAACCAATGGTGTAAACTGGCGTGCGGCCACAAGATGCGCTGATTTGAACACTTTTCTTGCTTTGGGGCAGCGGTTCCAAGCTGCCAGTGATGCCCACTGCCAAAGCGTGCAAGGAATCAAAGTAAGCTCCTGTGCCATTTTGCTGCAAAAGGCTTGGCGCGTCAGCCATGCCAGTAAATTTTGAACCCTCAATAGAGTCAACATCATAACTATTAAAATCAGCACTAAAAACAACTGGCTGGTAGGGAGTAATCTGAATCGAATAAGAATTCAAATGACAATCTTTAAACAAGAAATTGCCCACTCTAATCTGGTGTCCAGTTTCAAACTCGCCCGTGAGCGCCAATACTCCTGTTTGAGAAATCTTGCGAGAATTAGCATTCTCACCAATGAGAGGAAACCAAGAAAAAGAAAGTTTCGCGGCTAATGGGGCCGTTGGCGAAAAATCGTTGCTGATTGGAGTTTTGCCCAAGTATTTTCGCGGCTCTAGAGATGTGTCAAAATTTATGCTCACTTCATTTGCCGCCATTAAATCGCCGCCTGATGCTCCTGTTAACGGAGCTTGGTTAGGAGTGCTGAAATTAGCGAAAACAGGAACATTTGTGTATTTGATGAATTTTGACATTGACCTCTTCTTTTATTATGATAAATTACACCAATGGACAAAATATTAGAAAAATGCGTGGAAATAACCAAGGGCTTGAAGCCAAACAAGCAGAATGGCCGCAGCTTTCACACCACTTTTATTTTTCACAAGAATCGCATCTTGAGCATCGGCTGGAACAACTATAACAAAATGCATCCATATCATAAACTTGGCAAATACATTGGATACAAAACAAATCCCGAAAACTATCAGCCAAGCTTGCATTCAGAGATTAGCGCGATTTTAAAATTGGGCGAAGAAGATTTGAGCAAATACTCTTTTGTGAATGTGAGGATTGACGGCCAAAATAACCTAGCACTGGCAAAACCTTGTCCCAATTGTGAGAGAGTTTTAGGTCAGGTTGGTTTTAAAAAGCTTTTTTACTCTAGCGAAAAAGGGTTTGTTAAACTAGGGGTCTGATTTTTTTTCTCTTTTTAATAGGCTGGGTTTTTGTTTGGGGGCTGGTTTTTACCAGAATAGGGCGGGGGGTATATACAGTATAACAGGCTAAATATATAGAAAACATATAAAAGAGAACAAGAATAGATTAAAGCACGTTGAAACATATTAAAACATTAAAAAACGAATGATAGATTGAAAACAAGCACCCCTGGCCCGCCTGGCAATTATAATAACCATAAAATTCCAGGAAATGGGGGTGGGTAGTCCTCTTAGGGACATTCCTTAACTAACTCTAAGACTAATCCTTATAGCCCCTTAATGGGGGCGGGCGTGTCAAGGGAAAAGAAAAAAATAAATGGTGGAGACTTGGCACGCTAAATACCATAGAGAAAAATAACTGAATAAAAAATAAAATTCGGGCTTGCACACCTGAAAAGATGTGGCAGTATATGGGCATGGAAAACAACATCAAAACCCGCACTGAAACCCGCACTGAAACCCGCTTTGTTTACTTCCTGAATCGTGACCTCACGATTGAAGGCTGCAAGTTTGCCAAGGGTGAGAGCCTCATTAACGGCTGGCATGGTGTGGCAAGGCCAGAATTAAGCCTTGTTCATTGTGGCCAGTTAGTAGGCATGGTGGCCGTCCCTGCCGATGCTGTGGACGTTTACAAGCGCACGGTGACCTTCACTGAAGTCACCGAATACGAAGCAGTTAAATAAAAATAAAAAAGAGTTTGCTTTCTTTCTCTTTCTCCCTTATAGTATCACATGGACACAACAAAAACAAAAACAGTATTGGTTCTTGAACAGCACAGCGAGGCGGAGCGTTTCGCCTATGTTAGCTACGGCGTGAAACGTTCGTGGGATGAAATGGTTGAACGTTTCCCCACATGCGTGAAAGAAGTGCGTGAGAACGCACGCGCCTCCTATGGTTCATCTAATTGGACCAGGGGCAGCGATGGGCGCATCGAATTGGATTCAGAAAACTGGGATTCGGGAGATTAAGCCAATAAAAATAAAACTTGCGCCCTCTCTTTTCCCCTCTACTATCTCCTTACCATGAACACCGCCCCTCTTACCGCTTATCAGTTTGAACTTGCCGCCTCTATCTGGCCTAAGTCCACCTTTGCCACCGAAAACGATTGGCGCGACTATGTCAGCAAATGGTTCCCCAAGCTGAAAAGCTTGAATGAAATCTTGGCGAAAAAATAACTTGCGGCATTCTCTTTCCCCTCTACTCTACCCTTGTCATGAAACCATACACCGTTAAACGCATTAATTCCGCCCGCTTTGAAATCCGCACGCCCCATGGTCTCCCGTTCTGCGATGAGAGAGATGAACTTGTCGCTTTCAGAAACGAAGATGATGCGGATGAGTGCTGCGAGAGTCTCAACAATCCCTTTGTTGATTGGAGCACAGCGAAGATTGAAGACATTGACCGCCGCGATTATCCCTACTTTTGCGACGCTTTCATCTCCTATGCTGAAACTGTAGCGGGCGCGCCCCTCACGAATGAACAGCTTGAAAAGTTGAATCGCGATCAAAAAACCACGATTCAAAGCATGATCTTCGACATCATCAAGCAGCATCAACGCGAAATCCCTTAAAAAAGACTTGCGTTCTCTCTTTTCCCCTCTACCTTCCCCTTACCATGAACGAACTCATTGCAAAACTTGATTGGAACGCTGACCCGAATCCCTCGCCCTATCAATGGAAGGCTTGGCGCTCCTTGCTCTCCATGCCTGCGGAAAGCGTGCTGCCTGCCCTTCGCGAGTATCGCGAAAACCTCATGGTGAAATACAAGGGCTTTTTCGCCTATAACTACGCCTTCGCCTTTGAACGCTGCAAATCCACCAATAAAACAAACCTATAATCTCCATAACACTATGAGATTCTCTGAAACCGCTGAAACCATGCACGCCCTCGCCGCTGAACACGATGAACGCTATGAAGAAGAGCACGAATCGAATCCCGAATGGCGGGATTTCTTGCAAGAAAGGGAAGATAAATACCTAGATTCTTTCTTTGAGAGCCGCTTTGAGAGTGAATGGGATGTCTGACTAGGGGGGACTCCTAGGGGGCTGCGAAAGCCTCCTAGGACGCTCTCTTAAGAAACTAGAGAAAAGAATCTTAAGAACTTTACCTAGGCCAGGGGGCCTGGGATAGGTAAAACTCCTAAGAACCAGCACCTAGCTCTCTTAAGAATTTTTACTAGCCTTTCTTAAGCGCTTTTTTCTGTCAAGAAAAAAGAAAAAAATCTTTTCGTGAAACTTGGCACAATAATTTCCATAACTCTGCACGGGATAAAAAAGAATAAAAAAGAGTTTGCGCTTCTCTGTCTTTGTAGTATCATAGGTCATGGAAAAACAACTCGCCACCAACGCTCAAATTCTCGCCTTTCTCGCCCTTGCTAACAAGCGCCCACAGGATCACTCCACAGTCGCAAGCGAGCTTGATAAAACTCTTGCCGCTCTGAAAACTGTCCGCTACGAAAATGAAAAAGGCATCCAATCCTTTGAAGTGGAGAACTACAAAGGATGCCGAGTCTCGAAAAAGACTGGCAAAGAAATCGCCACGTTTGAAATCAAAGGCGGGGAATATCGCTCGCTTTTCGTTAGCCAGATTCAATTCTAAACTTGCCAAGCGCGAAAAACCTTTTACCTTCTAATACTATGGAAAAAAACGTCACAATCTCACGCGAAACTTTCGCCGCCTTGCTCTCTTTTACTAAATGGGCACGAAACAGTTTTGAGGAACACTTCACAAATTCATCTAAGCATCTACATGATTCCCCTAGTAGCATGCACTGGCAAGAATCCGTGAACTTCTGGCAAGCGGAAGCGCAAAACGCCGAAAACACCTACAAAAAAGCCCTAGAAGA